GGGGCCGTCTGCAGATGATCGTGGTGGAGGGCGAGCGCAAGCGGTTCAGCCCGGATGGCTTCGCCCGCGAGCGCCTAGGCGTGTGGCCGTTGAAGCGCGGCCGGACTCGGGCGATCAGCGCGGAGGCGTGGAAGTCGTGTGTGGCGGATCCCCCGGCGGACGGGGTCAAGTCGTTCGCCGTGGTTTTCAGCCAGGACGGTATGCGGCAGGCGGTGGCTGGCGCGATGCGTGACGGCCAGCGGGTCCACGTGAATCTGATCGGCGCGTGGTCGGGTCCGCTCGAGCAGGGCGTGGAGCGGCTGGCGGACTGGCTGGCTGAGCGCCGGTCTACCACGGCGCAGGTGAGTCTGTTGGGTGGGGCGGGCTCGGCTCCGCTTAAGGACGCGCTGCTTGCGCGCAAGCTCCCGCCCCGTATGATTCACGTGATGAGCACGGGCGAGTACCTGGACTCGTGTGCTATGCTGGTCCAGTCGGTGGCTAGCGGCCAGACGACTCACCCGGCGGGCGCCGAGGGCGACGCCTTGGACGCGTCGGTGGGCTCGTGCGACAGACAGAAGCGTCGTAGGGACGGGGCGTTCGGTTGGGAGGCGACTTCGCCGGAGGGCGACGAGCTGCCGATCGAGGCGATCAGTGCCGCGAACTGGACGGCGCGTACGACTAGGCGACGCCCGCGGGGCGCCGGTAACCGAGGGGTGAAGATTCTGTGATCCTGGACACACAGGGACTGGACGGCTCGGATCCGATCGTCCAGTCGGACCCGGGAGTCCCGCAGGTGGCTGGCCTGGACTCCAGCCGGCAGGCGGTGCTGGACAAGCTGTGGTGGCTGTGGTCGTCCCGGCGGGCGCGTAACGCGCTGCTGGACGTGTACTACGACGGGCACCGGTCGCTGCAGGACCTGGGGATCTCGGTCCCGCCGCAGATGACGCGGGTCCGCGCGGCGCTGGCGTGGCCGTTCAAGGCGGTCCAGTCGCTGGCGCGCAAGCACGTGTTCGAGGGGTTCAGCCTGGACGGTGACACGGACCCGTTCGACCTGTCCTCGCTGTTGGCTCATAACTCGTTCGATCTGGAACTGAGCCAGGGCATAACCAGTGCTTATAAGCACTGTTGTTCGTTCATCACCTGTACGCTGGGCGACCCGTCGGCCGGGGATCCCGAGGTGGTTCTGCAGGCGCGCGACGCCTTGTGGTCTGCGGCTCTGTGGGATCGGCGTCGTCGGCAGATTTCCGCGGCGCTGACGATCACGGACGTGTCCAAGGACGCGCCCAGCGCGGCGGTCCTGTACCTGCCGGACGACGTGATCGCGCTCGAGCGGGGCGCTGCCGGCAGTTGGGTGGCCCGGTCCCTGGGTAACCCGACCGGTCGGGTCCTGGTGGAGCCGCTGGTCTACGACCCGCAGCTGAGTCGCCCGCTGGGGCGCTCGCGGATCAGCCGGGAGGTCCGCTACCTGACTGACGCGGCGATCCGGACCATGGTGCGTGCGGAGACCAGCGCGGAGTTCTTCGCGTCCCCGCAGCGCTACGCCCTGGGCGTGGATCCGGAGGCGTTCGACGACATGGACCGGTGGAGCGCGGTCATGGGCCGTCTGCAGGTCCTGACCGTGAACGAGAACGGCGACGCGCCGTCCGTGGGCCAGTTCCCGCAGTCGTCCATGTCGCCTCACTGGGAGATGTATCGACAGCTGGCGCAGAACTTGTGCGCGGCGACGAACATGCCGCAGTCCATGGTCGGCCTGTTCGCGGACAACCCGGCGAGCGCGGAGGCCATGCAGGCGGCGGAGTACGCGCTGAGCGACGAGGCGGAGTTCCAGTGGCGCGTGTTCGCTCCGGCGCTGCGCCGCGTGGCTCAGAACGCGGTCATGCTGCGCGACGGCCTGAGCGAGCCACCGGCGGAGTCGTGGGACCTGCAGGTCCGCTGGACTCCGGCCCGGTACGTGTCCCCGGCCGCGGCGTCCGACTACATAACGAAAATCGTCCAGGCGCTGCCGCAGGTGGCTGACACGACCGTGGCTCTGCGTAAGGCGGGCTTCACCCAGCCGGAGATTGAGGAGATGGAGGCGCAGCACGAGCGCCGCCGGGCTCCGTCCGTCCTCGAGACGATCATGGCGGGGGTTCGTACCGGCGAGGGCGCTCCAGGCGCTCCCGTGGGCGGACAGACCCCGTCCGTGGGTGCTCCCGCTGTGGGGGTGACCGCCGGTGGTGTCCAGGGCTGAGATCAACCAGATCCGTGGGGCGATCACGCGCACCAGTTCGCTGGCGGTCAACGACCTGACGATTTTCTTCAACAGCCTGGACTGGTCGAACCCGGTCGCCTGCCGCGAGGCCCTGGTGGAGTTCCTTCCCCGTCTGGTGGCTGTCTATGGTGACACGGCGGGGGTGGCCGCGGCGGAGTGGTACGAGCGGGTCCGTAGGGACGAGCTGGGCAAGCACTTCTACGCGACGACGACTGAGGCGGTCACGCCGGAGCAGGTCCGCCAGAACGTGCGCTACGCGTCGGGGTCGCTGTTCGAGGAGAACCCGGCGCGGGCGCTGTCGATCCTGCGCGGGGCGGTGGACCGGCACGTACAGACCGCGGCCCAGTCGGTGGTGGCCCACAACTCGGTGCGTGACCCGCGGTCCAGTGGCTGGGCACGTGTCCCGTCGGGGACCAGCACGTGCGCGTTCTGCGCCATGCTGGCGTCCCGGGGCTTCAAGTACACGACCGAGTTCGAGGCCCAGCACCGCGGCCGGGGCGCCACGGAGAACAAGTTCCACGATCACTGCCGCTGCCAGGTGGTCCCGGCGTGGAAGGGGCGGCAGGCGGCGGTGGACGGCTACGACCCGGCGGAGCTCAAGCGCCGGTACGACGAGTCCCGGAAACTGACGAAGGACTTGGGCGGGGACCCGAACGACCCACGCATGCTGCTGGCGACCATGCGGCGCCTGTTCCCACACGACTACACGGACGGCGTGTCGGACGGGTGGACCAGTGGCGCGATGAAAGACTTGCTGGTATGATTGAAACCACCGGAGGACTGTCACAGTCGGTCCGGACCTTCCGCACGGACAGGAGAACAACTAAATCATGAGCAACCCGGGAGACGCGTCCGCACCGGACGCACCAGACTCCGCGACTGACAGCACGGAGCCCACCGCCCCGCCCGAGCCGACCGAGTCGACCCAGGCGTCGGAGCCGGAGACCGACTGGGAGGCTGAGGCCGCCCGGTACAAGTCCTACGCCCGGCAGTGGGAGAACCGAGCCAAGTCGAACAAGGCGGCGGCCGACAAGTTCGACGCGCTCCAGTCGGAGCACGCGAAGGCCGTGGCCGAGCTGGCGGAGTACAAGAGCAAGGCTGTGGCGGCCGAGAAGGCTGCGCAGATCGCTGACTGGAAGAAGCAAGTCTCCGCGGCCACCCACGTGCCGGCTGACCTGCTGCGTGGCGAGTCCCTCGAGGACCTGCAGGCGCACGGTGAGTCGATCGCTCAGGCGTGGAAGTCCGCGCCCCGTGGCCCGGTTGTTCCGCAGGCGGGTGACCAGCCCGATTCCAGTCCCGACGCCGCTCGGCAGTTCCTACAGGCGCTGTTCGGCGGTTCCTGAACCAACACGGAAGGTTAACACATGGCGACGATTTTTACGTCGACTGACGCACAGGTCCTCATGCCGCGCGAGATCGCGGACGGCATGATCAAGCGCACGCGCACCGAGTCGGTGATCGCGCGCCTGTCGAACCGTGAGCCCATGCGCTTCGGCAAGAAGGACTACCTGGTCTTCAACGACTTCCCGAAGGCCGAGTTCGTCGAGGAGGGCGCGCAGAAGTCTCCGACTAAGGGCGGCTTCAGCTCGGTCACCGCGGTCCCCCACAAGGCCCAGGTGACGATGCGGTTCTCCGAGGAGGCGATCTGGACCGACGAGGACTACCAGCTCGAGATCGTCAACTCGCTGGCCTCCGAGGGCTCCGTGGCGCTGTCTCGCGCCCTGGACCTGGGCATGATTCACCGCGTGAACCCGCTGACGGGCGCGGAGATCAGTTCTTGGGACAACTACGTGGCGAAGACCACGAAGTCCGTGACTCTGGCTCAGGCCGGGGCCGACCCGGACGACGACTTCGCTTCCGCCGTGGGCCTGCTGGTGAACCAGCCCGAGTCCTGGGGCGTGTCTGGTGCGGCCTTCGACCCGAAGTTCTCCTGGACTCTGTCCCAGCTCAAGCGCAAGGACGGCGCGGGCGCGACCAGCGACCGCCGCTACCCCGAGCTGGGCTTCGGCACGAACGTGACGAGCTTCATGGGCGTGCCGGTGGCCCAGGGTGACACGGTCTCCGGTCTGCCGGAGATCGCGACCGACTCGAAGATCCGCGCGATCGTCGGCGACTTCCGCGGCGGCGTCCGCTGGGGCGTCCAGCGCCAGCTCCCGATCGAGCTGATCCGCTTCGGTGACCCGGACGGCCAGGGCGACCTGAAGCGCCAGAACCAGGTGGCTCTGCGCCTTGAGATCGTCTACGGCTGGTACGTGTTCGTCGACCGGTTCGCTCTGCTTAAGGTCGCGTGATCGCCATGGCCGACCTGATTCACGTGGACTCCCGGTCGGTGGTCACCGTACCGGACGACCACCCGTTCGCCCTCGGTCACCCGGACTGGGCTCCGTTTGACCCCGAGACCCCAGCCGGGGTGACCGAGGACTCGGACCCGTTCGCGGAGCCCGAGGACGAAGACCCCGCCCCGAAGACCCGAAGGAAGTGATCACGTGGTAACCGTTTACACAACCGACGGGAACCAGGACCGCAAGATCGCGATCCCGGAGATCCAGTTCTCCGGCGGCCGCGCGGAGATCGACGAGGAGACCTACGCCCGGATCTACCCGGTGCGCGAGCGCCTCGGGATCACCACGGAGGCCCCGGCCTCCCCCGGGTTCACGGTCTTCAACCCGCCCGCCCCCGAGTCCACTGAGGACCACGAGGGCTGACGGTTGGCCGAGCCGTTCGCTACCGTAGAGGACCTGCAGGCCCGCTGGCGCCCCCTGTCTGACCAGGAGCGTCGGCGGGCCGAGGTCCTGATCGGCGACGTCACGGACCTGATCATGGCGACGTGCCCGCGGTGGGACAAGGCGACCGACCTGACTCGCCGCCGGATCACGTGCGCCGTCGTGAAGCGAGCCATGCAGGGAGACTCCGGCATGGGTGGCTCGAACCTGGGCGTCTACCCGGAGCCCCGTGGGACTCTCTCCGCGGAGTCGCACACGACCGGCCCGTACACGGACAACTACACGTACTCGAACCCGGACGGGGACCTGTTCCTGAAAGCCAAAGAGATCCAGGCGCTCGGGGGTGCTCGCTCCCGTGCGCACGAGGTCGACCTCCTTCATGGGGCTCGCCCCATGAGCCAGGTCGACGAG